CGGATGATGTGAATTCATTATCCAATATCACATATCTCAAAGAATCGTTAGATAGATATGTCCCAAAATTAGTTTTTGTGTCATCGAGCACATTAGAAAAACTATTTGTGTTGTATGCAATTAAATAACTATCCAACAAAGAGTTCGGTCCGATGTTGCTAGAGTTTATATTTATTTTAAGATACACGATATACACCAAATCATTAGTGTTAATCCTTTTTCCGTTGATGTCATCGCCAAATTTGATTTCGTAATTTTTATTTTGATTATATCGAACTTCGTAACATTTATCCGAAGTTGTTTTGGTAAATAATTCATTAACTCTTTCCCACTTGCTCCAGTTTGTTGAGTTTTCAGGTTTTACATAAACATCTATACCAAAATGATCTACGGCATTATCATTTGTTGAAATATAAACAACCTCGTTATCAACTCCGGTTGCTGTATATATCGGATATTCCGTGTAAAGTCCTTGTTTTAATACATGTTTATTATCTAAATCAGTTATGGATTCTTCGCCATTTAATACCTTTGTGAATGACACATCTTCCGTGAAAGAAAATGGTGTATTACCTACTAACATGTAGGTGTATCTAGGAATTGTGTAATTTCCACTATTTAAAGTGTTAGTTGTTATTTTTATAGGAGCACTTTGTCCAACCTTTCCGATTGGTTTATAGTTCAACACTTTTATAATTCTGTTCATGTTTTCATATAACTGTGCTTCTGAAAACATACTCTCGGATGAGGTTTTGTTTAGGTAATATAAAAGTGTTGAATATGAATATGAAATCACATCAATCAGTGCAGAAAGATTGGACCCTTGATAATTTTGATCGGTAAATACACCGTCTTTATTCAATCTATCAACTATAACATCTCTAAGACTCGTACCATCAAATGTTAAATATGAATTTTTGTTTAATAAATTATCAGCCATATAAATATTTACCCTTAGACAATAATTTGTCCGTTATTAGTTACCGATAAATTCACCACATGTTTAGTTTTAAGTTTTAAAAAGCGGTAGTGGACCAGTATATCATAACGATTATCATCTGGTTTTGGTCTAACTTGCACCTTGTCAACCCCAATACGAGGTTCGAACATCTGTAAATTTGTGAGGATCGTATTTCCTATTACATTAGCAACAAAATCATCAACACGTTCAAATAAAAACTGATCTAGTGACGACCCAAACTCGGGAGTTAGCAATTTTTGACCTTTTCGAGTATTAAATATATTTCTAATTGAGTTTTTAATGGCGTCATAATCGTTATCAACCTTTATATCACCAGAAGATTTTGGATGTGCGCCCATACCAACATTTTTTTGTAGTTCTAAATCTAGATGAATATCTGTGTATACGTGGGCGTCTTTAGTGGTCCCAGTAATTACAGTTTCTCTGGTTTTATTGACCTCTCTAGGCTTTGTAATTGTGTTTAATCGAATTGTTGCCATGCTTGTATAAGTATTTATTACAAACATATGATTAATAAGTTCAATAAATTTAATTCGGTTTACGAATCGGCTTTGGGGAAAATCGTCAAAGAAGAAAACGCCATAGATTCGAAAGTTTATTCGAATGGGTTGAAAATCGGTTCTAATATCCGTCTAAAACCTAGTTTTTTCTCAAAATCTGAAAGTATCGAGAATATCCCATCCGAACAGTTGGATAGATTAAAGGTTTTAAACAATACAAAGTTTGAAAAAGGTGTTCAGCATTTTTTCAAAGTCCGAACAGATAATAGAACCACTGTTGGTCCTAATGTTAAAAGCGCGAACGATCTAAACTCTAATAACAAGGAATTTGGTGTTATTTCGGTTGCTTATAAAGATGATCCATCATATAAATTTATGCTTTCGGGTAACGATCTTCGTCATATCGAAATTATCGATTTTGGAAACGATCTTCCGCCGATATTGAGTCCTGAAAATCCTTATTCTTACCCAGACTCTGAAAGAGGGAAACCAACCCCTGTAAATGATACTCAATTTGTTGGTCTAGGAAATTCTCCGACGACTCGATCTCTGCCTACTAAGAACACCAAGCTCCGATAAGATCATTTCAAAATTTTCTCTGCACTGATAAGAAAGCAGTAAAAGTTGATTTCATGGTCAATTACGAAATTGTCTCGATAGGTAAACTCACCCAATTCCAATAATAGTTCTTTTTTCTTGGCATCTGCGATGGGATCATCGTAAATGATGTTAAAAAGAGATTTATATAGGTTTTGATAATCCGAATTAAACTCAGATTCGCCTTGGATTATGCATTTTCGGAGTTTTAACACACTATCACATGTTTTGAGTTGTGTCCATAGAATTTTTGTAAAATTATCGGCTATATCTCCTTTTACCAGAACCAATTTTCCTGTCACTGATGACATTTGAAGATCGTTGATGGTTCTTCGCATATCGGGGAATCTATCCTTGACAAAATTGATCAGTTCCGGTAGATTATCACCAATATCGATGTTTTCCTCTTTTAATATCTTAATACATCGTTGAATACACCCCTTTAAATCTGGTTTTAGATTGAAAATGATGCATCTGGACCTGATGGGTTCGATGATTTTTGAAAATTGGTTTGCGGTGAGGATAAAACGAGTCGTTTCATTATATTCCTCCATCACACTTCGAAGTCCTCGCATCGCTGTTGGTGACATACCATCACATTCGTCGAGTAAAATCACTTTTCTTTGTCCATCAAATGACCTCGTTTGAGCAAATGTCATAACCTTAGTCCGAATGGCATCAATACCACTCTCATCACTAGCATTGATATATAGCGATTGGCATCCCAAAACTGCCTTTATGAGCACTTTGGCTGTTGTAGTCTTTCCTATCCCCGCTCTACCATGAAAAAGCAAATGTGGGATATCCGTGGATAGTCTTTCTAGATGGGTTCTAACATCATCAGTCAGAACAATTTCATCAATTTTAGTCGGTCTCCACTTTTCAACCCAAAGTTTATCATAATGATTCATTGGATGAATGTATCATATATTAACCATTTATCAAGTCTTTTCCCGCAAATTGTGGGGGAACCATGTTTTGCTCATTTGTCTGTGTTCTAACACCGCTATTTTGAGCCAACCAATTTAAAAGAGATTGAACATGTTCTGTAGATATCTGATATTGGCCGTAGCCTTGTATAATTACCGTTGTCATATTAAAACTATTTATCAACTATTTTCAAATATCAATAAAATATATCTAAAGGTGATAAATGTATAGTATAAGATAAATATTTAATATATGCAAGAAAATTCCGAAATTGATGATATTGTAGCTGAATTAAAGGCTGGTGCTGCCCCTTCGCATGAGTTTCCTACAAAAATTACAATACCCGAATTAACCGATGAGAATGTTGGTGTGTATATTTACACCAGATCCGCCGAAATGATCGAATTAGGTATGGCATCTATACGAAGTATGCAGACATTGATAGCCACAGCAGCAGATCCTAAAGAAATTAGCGCATATGCTCAACTTATATCAACCATTTCCAAATCGATAGATAATTTAAATAAGATTTATCTGCAAGAGAAACAATCTAAAAACAACATCGAGATGAAAAAAATTGAAGCAGAAGGTCGTAACAAGAACCCACTTCTTGGAAATTCGGTGGGTCAACAAAACAACCAAATATTTGTAGGTTCTAGAGACGATGCGATAAAAATGATGAACGGTCCTAAAAAAATCGAGTTAGAAGATAATGATATTATCGAAGCTAATGTTGGATAACAATCTTTTAAATTGGAAATATTTTCTCGAATTTAAGATGTCCACAATCCCATATTCTATCGAGTCCGTTCAATTGCATATTCTCCCATTCGGTTAAAGTTTCATCATATATTTTTAATTTATTTTTGATGATATCTTTTCGATAGCCGTATCTATGTTTTCGTTCGTTTCCAATAATATACCAATATCCCGGTAAGGTCGATCCAATAGATTGAAATCCCATATTGATATATACGTTACCTTTAGACCATCGCTTATCAGCATAAGTTATGATTTTTTTGGGTGATCTTGTTCTTTCAAAGAATTTTAACATTTTCGATGCGGCACCAATGATTGAGAAATTAGAAACCGAACAAAATCTTACCAATTCCCATTCATTTTCTGTTTGATTGTAACCGAGAGCTATCCGTTTGGGTGAAAAAGTCATAACCGATACTAAACGATTTTTATAAAAAAGGCCAATGAATACATTCGATTTATCATTCCCCTGTATATGATATTTTTGTAAAAATTTATTTTTGACATCTTTAGATATTTCCTTAATGATACATTTTCTGGCATAAATTTTTCTTGTGAAGTGACCTAAAATATTTTTAAGTCTCGTTTTCACAATTTTTTGTTTATTCACCCATTCATCTTCAAATATATGGATTAACCGATAACCTAGATTTTCTGCTAATTTAGATTTTTGATAATGGTAAAATTTGGATTTTTTTCCAGACATTTCCGAGTGCCAATACAAACCATCTAATTCAATTGCGATATTCTTATCTGGGATTACAACATCCAATTCCATCGGTTTTATGATTTCTCTATCTTGCTCTATTATATTATGTTCGTATTTTTTTATATACTGGATTAATTCGTTTTCGATTATAGACTGTCCCTTAGTTTCGATTTTTGGTAAACATACGAAGCATCTCGGAATTTTTCCATCATCCAAATCACTAGTAAATTCGTTATTACATATAGAACATTTAAATGGATATTTGTTCTGCACCCCATCGTAATCGGTTATATCAAAAAGGGGAATTATCGATTTTAATCGATCTGAGTTTTTCAATTTCGTATAAAATTTATCTAACAACTTTCTTTTAATAGTCTCTTTAACATGTGGTCGAGATTTTTTCACCCCTTCCGAAATTTTCTTCCTAATTTCTATATTTTTTGATGGATTATCGGTTCCATATTTATCAATAAAATTTTCTTTCGTTCTTTGTTGGATTTCTAGATTTTGAGCAGCATATCGAACACCATATTTTTTAAGATTCGTTTCTTCCTTTTTAATTTTTATTTCACATGATTTGGATGGATTATCTACACCATAACGTGATATATATGCCATTTTCTTCTTATCTTGAACTTCTTTGGATCGGTTCGAATGTCCTAAAATATATGTATTTTTGTGATTTTTTAGGGGTTCACCACAACCACATTTACAATATTTATTTTCGTTCATTTAATATAATTAACACTGTCGGTGTCGTAAATCAAATTTATTTTTTAAAATGAGAAAGCCCACTACCTTACGATAGTGGGCTTTCTGGGACTTTATTCGTTCTTGTCTAAGCTTAGAGGTATACTCTTCCAGATGATGCCGAGAATTCTTGGCCGAGGCCGCGAACAAGGATCACATGATAGAACAAGGATGCTCCGAAGATATAATCAACAACACCATATCGAGTCATAAGACCAACCCTTGGGCTGAAATCATTAGGACCGATGGTTCGTTGAATCATTACGGGAATATAAGGACAATAAACTATGCCAGTGTCGTAATATTCTGCACCTTTGTAACCTAGTAAAGCGTATTCAAGAGCAGCGTCTCTCGCTCCGGATAGGAACTGGGCGTCAGTTCTGGTGTCGCGGTAGACTGTGAAGCGGCCTCCGAGATTACCAACCTTGGCAATGCCAGTAGGTTGTGTATTCACGTTACCATTCACACTCATCCACTGAAACTCAGGCAACATTTCCAAAATCGCACAAACTCTAGGAGTTGCGATGATGAAGTTAGCAGCACCACGCCTGTTACGGATCGCGATACGGTTTGCTTCAACAATGATCTTGGAATAGAAGTCTCGGTTTCTCTCTCCGAGCCAACGTGCGTCAGCCGAAGCAGCATACCAGAAGCTATAACCATTTCCTGCACCTGCTGTGAGGGCTACTTGGATCATTCTGATAACCATTTCACGGTCGATTTCGGCCTGTAACTCATACGACATTGCGTTGGTGAGTTCAGAATCGATATCGAGACCGTTCATGTTCTTCAAGTCCTGCTCTAGTTCAACAGACCAACGCGCTGCAAGGCGGCGGGTGCCAGCTTCGACAGCGGTTTTGCTGAATTCGACGGTTACTTGAGGAATATTACCAGTTAGCTCAAACTGACTTAGGATCGCAGCAACACCTTGATCGGATTCGAGGATATTGAAACCCGCGTTTCCTGTTAGGGCTTGCGAGCTTGTGCCAGTAAAGCGTGTATCTAAGTGTTGATAGCCTAGTTCTTTTCCATCGGCACCGGATCTTTCGATTCCTGCGCCGTAGGTGGTTTTGCCATTGGCATAACCATCGATGCCATTGGCACCTAAACTATCAGCCTCATAGCGGTAACGGAGAGCGAATGCGAGTCCGACTGGACCACTCATTGGCTGAACACCGACAATCTCATTGGTAATCAACTCTGGGAACGTACGTCGAACCATTGGTATTAATACCTTTGGTAGACGAGCATCGCCCGTAGCATAATTATCGCCAGAAAATGCGCCAGCAGTTCCTTGGTGAGATCCGAAGACTCCACCAGTTGCGGCTGAATTACCAGCCTCCTGCAAACACCATTTTTCTTGGTTTTCCATGAGAATAGCTGTATTTAGGCGGGTGTGTTCGTTGGAAATAGGACTAACTTTGTCAGAACTATGATCGAGAACAGGTTCCCACTTTTCTACAAGCTGTTGTGCGCGTGAACGGTCAATAAAGCCGGTTGCGGGTTTTACATTTTTAATACTCATATTATTACTTTCTTTCTATGGGATACAAAATTGGTGGACGTATTATTTAGTAATACGTTCCAATTCACTCAGATATCCGCTAACAGGACTGTTTGCCCCATTAGTTTTAACGACTCCTTCAGAAACAAGCTGTGTGGGTTTAGCATCACGACTGATAGCAGTCTTGGTTGCAGCAACCGCTGACTTCTGTGTTTCTTCCTGTTCGCCGTTTTCGAACATCTCAACAACATAATTGAAATTTTCTCTGATGTATGTTACATCCTTATCTTCGAGAAGTTTAATGATAAATTCTTTTTTAGCAGATGCCATTCCTTTAGTTTTACCTTCAAGGATCATTGCAGTCTTAACTTTGCCTAACTCACGATGTAGTTTAGCATTTTGGTCGTTGGCCTCGCTCAACAAACCAGCCATCTTGTCAAGTTTGTTCTTTCCCAACTTAACAACCGACTTAACATTCTCTTGAACCATTTCCGGATCAAAAGAAACCAATTTACGGATATCATTCAATTGCTTGCGAGCGTGTGTGTTTTTAACCGCTTCTTGGATTTGTGTGTAAGGAATTTTCTTTTCCAAATACATGGAAATAAATTTATCGAGATCGCAAATGATCTTATTCGAGAAAGTAGATGCTTTCTCGTCGATTGACTTCTTATAGAAGTTAATGATATTACCAAGTTTCTTGGTGTGTGACTCTGTAATAGCTTTAACAACAATTTTTAACTTATCACAATGATCGGTGTCCGATTTTTCTAAAATATGGTTCAATTTAGCAGCATGATCTTCATCTTGCTCGAACAAAGCCTTTTCAACGGCCAAAGAAACTCTAGCATCGGACTTTTCTTTAACTGCTGAGTCAAATGCTTCTGCGATTGCAGAAGCAGTTTCTTCGGTAATTAGATTTGGATCTAAATTTTTGAGAAGTTTTTTGAGTTCCATATTATTTTGTGTAATTACTTATACTTATTCATCAACAGTTTGTGTTTTTTTCGAATAATAATTTAATTTGTTCGATTTTTTAAATTCTGTTCTGCTCATAAGGGTTGTAGGTTAGTGTAATAAAAACACTGCGATTGTTCTTCCGACAACACGAAAATTAATAACCTTCTTCGATGCCATCTAACCCGTCTGCAAATATTGCAGTGTCCGGGAGATCTGCTGATGATAATCCTATTTTCTTATTAAGAATGATATCGATAATTTTAACGGCAACATTTCTTGGATCGTTTAGACTTACCACAACCATCGGTTTCTTTAACAGCCTTGTTAACCTTAACCTTAACCTTTTCGGTGAGAATAGCATCAAGGTTTTTGTCGGCATCCGAATATTTGTTCTCGCAAACATTCATAATGAGTTTGGAATATAATGATTTAAGATTCATAATAATAATTAGAGTTTCTTGATTGCATTAATGAAATTAATGACTTGTTCTTTAAGGAATTCTTGTTGAGCCTTCTTGGGAAGTTTGGAAATACTCTTTTCAAAATCAGCATAAACTGGTTCGAATAAACCGGATTCACCAACAAGCCATTTCTTAGATTCTAAGATACCATTAACAAAGGCAGTTGGAACCGAGGGGTCAGCCACAACATCAACGGCAACCAGATGGATTTCCGAAACCATTGATTTACCACCCTTTTCGTCGAGCCGTCCAAGTGCTCTAGAAGATACACCCAACTTAACACCATCCATAATAAGTGACTTAACAATATTACCCATAGGAGTAGAAAGAATCTTAGATTTTCCTAAAAATATATTACCATCTTGTTTAAGTTCGGTAACAACATGGCAAACCCGTTCTAGGTTAACCGTTGCTGAATTTCCAGTCCAAAAGGACTTTCCGTTATCCATGCAATAAAAATTTCCATGTTTTACTGTGACACAATAAACTCTCCCTGAAAAATCATCCACTGGTGTTATTTTTAAAAATCGAGAATCTAAATGGATATTATTAGTGCTTGATATATTTAATTGATACAATATAGATTTATTTTCTGCCTTTATCAAACGACCCGCAAAGTAATAATCCGATTCTGCTTCAATCTCTCTAATATTTCCACAACCGCCCGATTTGAATAAAATTTCATTCAAATCTAATATAAGCTGTTCTGATGTTGAAAACACATTTCGAAAATCGTATCCATCACAATTTCCAAATCGACCATCTCCTAAATTAAACCAATATACCAATTCGTCCAATAATGTAGAATCTAAATTTTTAAATTCTTTTGCGATTTTTTTATTATAACATGTTGTGCCAAAATTATTTTTAAGATATTCGGCTAATCGATAATCTAACAATTTAAAAATTGATGTGCCGCTATCGGTGATAGTTTCAGACCATTTCATTTCATCTGGAAATTCCGAAAGCATCTCTCTTATTTTTATAACAATGTCTGATTTCTTTTGAGTTATTCCCACAATCGTTTTTTCCGATTTTACAGTCCACCCCTCAGATAACCAAATTCCTAAAAATTTAACAAATGTTTCATATTTAATATAAGAATCGGTTTCTGGATTTATATTATATCTACCAACGTCCTTAATATTTTTTAACCCTTCTAATTTAAATAATTCGGGGGTTTCAGAAACCCAATTTCCTTGCTTTGGTATAGTCGAGTGGTTATATTTATTTCGATTATTATATAATTCCTCGGCTGTGACGAAAGATGGTTTATTATATCGATCATAAACTAAAAATCTATGATTTGGAGTTACCTTTGTATCAATATTTCTACCTTTAATATGGTATAATTTACCAGTATATGCGTCATCTATCTTTTTATCGATCTGATGTAATTCAATTTCGCGTGTATCTGGATTTAGAGAATAAACCATCTCTTCATTATCAATATCTTTCAAAAATTTCCAACCATCTCCCGTCAGAATTTTAGCTGTTTCAAGATGACAGTTCGGATGTTCAAGCTCACCAGTAGCTCGATTATTTTTAATCATTTCCGTATTATATCTATCAACTTCTTTTACCATCTCTTCCAATGGATAAATTCTATTATTTCTATTAGCCAAATCAGCCATTAAAAATGGTCCTTGAATATGCATTGTCGAAGGCGTATTTCGATTTTTTTCTTCGATGAGATATTTTACATCGTAATTAGGTTGTTCGACTATAAGTTGAAAAGCATTTTCCATGTGTATTGTTATAAAGTATTTATCATATATGTTTACAATATCTAATATTTGTGAGATATTATTAATAAGTAATATTATGAAAGACGACGATAGCCTTATTTTAGAATCACTTTATATCAAAGTTAATGAATATTACCATGATGATGGTGGTAATGCATCTAATCCTTATACAGTAACGATTGAGGATCAGGCTATGGTTGTGATCAACGGTGACGAATACTATGGTATCGGTGATGTTGAAGTATCTTGGGAATCAACTCCTGAACAAAAACAAACTTATACAGATCCGGGTATACCAGCTAGTGTCGAAATTTTGGATTTCGATTTTGATGAAAATTTCAGAATTGTTAAAGTTGATGAAGTTTCTGGTAACGAAATTCCTATTACACCTGAAATGGTTGGTGAGCATGTATATATTCGTTTATTAAGAGCACTTAAAGCCGAAGCCGAGGCTTATGCATCCAACAAGACTGAACAATACGTTCAATCTGTTTAAACTGTTAAATGTTTATCGGTTAAAATGATAAATTTATAACCTTTTTGTTTGGCATACTGTTCAGCAGCTTGCCATTTGGCATTATTGACTGCCCATGTATAACTTTCATACATAATAGTCTTCTTGGCCTTACGTGGTGTAATGATCGGTGCCATAGTTTGTCTTTCGGGCTTAACTTCGATCAAAAATTTTTGGTTAGATCCATCGGTTCTACGCATTTCACACACTAAATCTATAAAATACCGATGTATTTTACCGTCTGGTCCTTGATATGGAACCACTACGCTTTCCGAACCCCAGGTTAACACGTTAGAATTATTATCCATCCACCTAAATGCCTTTATTTCCAAACCTGATCGGTAAATTATGGGGATAGACCCCTTATATTTTTCAGGATGTTGAGCATTATAAATCCCTTGTTTATATTTGGGATTTTTTCTAAGATTTTTCATTTGAGTAAATTATTTTTATCAACAATTACTAATAGATTATATCCAGCGTCTCTAGTTTTTTTTAAATTTTTTATTATTTAAGTATCTATTTAGGTTGAGTGTATATTTTGATTTAATTTCTATAACGGTATTTAACATTTTAACATAAAAATCGGGATAATAATGTTTGTGTTTTACTTCTGTATCACATCCGCTTAAAATCATGCACAGAAAAATCTAGGTGGTTCAGCATCATAACCGCTGGTTATCATTTGAGCTTCTAATGCTTCCTTTTCTTTGATACCTTGTTGGAAAATATCACTATAATTGACTTGTTGACCACCAAATAAAATTGTTCCCGTATATTTTCCACGAATATATCCAATATTTTCTTTGACAAGTGCCATTGTATATTTCCAAACCCACAATTGAGGGACAATTTCTTTAATAGGTTTAAGAATTTTACACCCAACCACCCCAAAATAAGGATTTCCACTTTGACTGGGTTCTGGTATAACTCTTAGTACTTGTTCTTCTGGATAAAATCTAATATATGGTGTCATACCTAACAATTTTTCACGAGTATCCAACCAAGATTTAAGCATGTGCCATGTGACAAGATCATATCCCATATTACCCAACAGATGACCGAAATACGCTTGTTGTGCAATAGTGTTTTCGATTGTGAACAAAGTATTGACACCTGAGTTGTTACCTTGTTCGAACGAATGGACTTCGACAACTTTGCGATATTCGTTCATATCATAATCCCACCCAGAACTCAATTGGGTAGTCCCGGTCTGCATTAAATTAGGCGTTATATTGATTAGTTTACCAATTTCCAGTCCATATCCTCTTTGATATAGATCTGATCGAAATATTAAGAATTCCTCGGTTAATCCAGCGAATTTGGTGAAAAATTCACACGCCATATCGATACATTCATAGATCTGTTCATTTGCGGCTTCTACATCAATCATAGGTTCTCCTAAAGATCGTCTAACACGTTGAGCTAACAGTTCATAGCTAGTAATCCTTGGTGAGAACGTTGTTGATCCAAAATTGGTTGGTAATACAGACATATTAATAATTACTTATGATGTTATAGATCTTCTTCAGGATCTTCTTCATCATTTTCTAATGGTTCGGTCCCTACCGGAAAATTTCCACCTTCTACTGGTACGTCACCGGGAGCACCAAATTCGGGAATTGCTGATCCCATCTCGGAACCCGCGCCCGTTCCATCAGGAGGAACACCCATTCCACCACCTTCTGGGCCTCCACCACCTTCTAATCCTTCTTGGGCATCAGCCATTGCCTCTAAATGATCTCTCCAATTTGGCCCCATTTGACCAATTTGCATCAATTCCCATTGTAGGGCAGCATCTTTACGCAACCATGCCATATTTTCAGAAATCTTATCATCGGTAAGACCAAGATAATATCTCTGTGCAAAGGTTTTCGAGATTGATTCGTTTTGAGCCATGTTCGAGAAATTGTTATATTTCAAATCAAACAATTGTTGCTGTCTTATTGCAAAATAACTAGATGGTGGTGTAAATTCTAAATCAAAATTAGATTCATGTAGTCCGTATTCTTTCCACCAATCTCTAAGTTTTAAATGAGTGACAAATGACGCTTTAAATCCTTGAGCAAATGCTCGTTGAATTCTAATGATAAATTTGGCAAATCTAAGCTCTTCTCGCAAGATTTCTGCGCCATCGCTAAAACTTTGCTCTGGGTTTAGTCTGCTAGTAGGAACTTTTAAAGATTGATAAAGTTTTTTAACGAAATATTGCAAGTCGGCTAGTTCGCCTAATGATCCACCACCCGGAAGTGACTCAACGTTAGACCCATCTTCACCTTTTCTTCGAGCAAACCAATAATCATCCAACATGGACATAGGTTCGTATACATTAGACGCACCGGGAGACTGGCTCGACCCGTCATAAGATTTTCTATTCCTATACTGATGCATCATCTGTTTAATATATGCTTCTGCCTTTGCTGGTGGCAATGTTCCAACGTCGATAGTGAATTTCAATCGTTCTGGTGCTCTAACCATTCGATAAATGATAATAGCATCTTCGATGAGTGAAACTTGCTTGTAGGCTCTACGACAATTCTCTAAAAATGGAATTCTGATTGTAAAATCTTCATTCCATATACCAGAATGGATATATGTAATTTGTTTTCCTTCTAACGTTAAGATCTGTTGTTGTAAAGAATTAACCGGATTGGTATTCTTCATGTTCGGTGGAACATTTGGATTGGATTGAATATCAACAGGCTTTTGAAATAAGAAATTTTGAATTACCGTGTTTTGAACATTGTCATATACTGGATTGATAAGATCTCCGGGAACTGTTATTGCACCAACAATGCCAAGATTGGTTTTTTCTTCATGAATAACATTTTCAAAGAAGACTTCTCCCTCAGTAAGCCAATTTCTACAGTAAGCCCAACCCTTTCTTTGGATTTCAAAAATATTAATGAATCGATAGAATTCTTTTTCGATCTCTGAGCGTTCTTCGGACTCTATCTTGTTAAAATTGTTAAACTTGATTGAAATAGCTCGTCCATTATCATCAATATTAACAAAGTCATCGCAAATTTCATCCAAACAATCAGAAACTTCTGCAAATGCGGCCATTCTTCGATATTCCGATAACCTACGTGGTTTATCGGTGTCCAAAGCGGCGTAAATATACTGATGATATCCTTTATCGGTATTAAATGCACTAGGAGAGAATTGATCCTGCCAAGACTGATCCATATAAGGACCAGTGATGACAGATTGCCTCATTATTTTGGCTTCACGATTCTTAGTTAATCTACTAAATAACTCATATTTTGGATTATTTTCATCAACGTCCTGAACAATCTCAGCATAAGGCAATTTTTGTAGTAAACTTGAGACGAACCCTCTACCTTGATCTGTTTTTCCGCCAGCCTGTGAAAATGCGTTTGATGCCATGTTATAATATATTTATCGATTTATTCTATAAATCCAATTTATTGAGAATATTTTGGGAATTCGGAAAAATCTGCTTTTTTTATAGGATATGTACTCCCCAATTCTAAAGCCTTTTCATATAATATATCATAATAATATGATAATAACCCACCAATTCCAAAATTCGAAAACATAGATAACCCAAATAGTATATAGTCATCATTAACTATAAATCCTTCCGGTGAGCTACTATCACCACCAACTAACGCACCACCATTCCCAGAATATCCGAAACATTGCCAATTATCTGTTCTAGATGTACCGCTTACACTTGTTGGAAATGTCATACGATATCGCACTGGTGCGTATTTATGATCTTGGGTACCGTTCACCCCATTGATAGAAAACGAATTCGGTAGATATAAGTTCCAATCAGGTGGTAATAACGTAGCTGGTTGTATATCAGAACTTATAGCACTTAATAATTTAGCTATAACTATGTCTCCACCAAAATATGATCCATCGTATCCTATAGTATTAGCCGACGATGTTATATATCCCGTATGAGCTGCACCAGCAGAACTTCTCCATGTAATAGTCACAGGAAATGCTAAATTTGATTGGTAATGGCGAGAAAATATACATATATCAGGAGATATTAAAGTTGCTCTACTACGACTATTACTGGTGGTATTATTTTTACCTATAGAATAGAAGGACATATCGACATCAGCCATCCAATGATTAATATTTCTTTGAGAATATGTGTTAGATGTGTAATAAGACATTTGTGGATGAAAATTGTATAACGGGACAAATGCTGATGATGCTTTACCAACTAATCGTTTTTGCACTTCATTATCTATATGATATGCTAAAGAATTAGAATCGAATAGAACATTGGATGATGATGGGATACCAAATATCATCGATTCATCGGTGATATTATAAATATGATCCCCCATAGGAGACCCTGATAAATATATATTAAATAACCCATTATCAGTAGATATTACTCTATAATCATCCGATATGATCACAGGACCACTTATACCAAAATATAATGATTCTAATGATAATAAATTATCAATATTAAAGGATGAAATATTCCAAGATTTACCATATATTAATAAATCTTGATACATATCCAGATATGATGATGTTGTTATATATGAACTAGTTACAGGATTTATTAAACTTAGATATATATATGGTGTATAATAGGTATACGAAGTCAACGGTATCAAATAAGTTAAAACATTGGTCCCAAAATCAGCAGATATCCCAAAATATCCCGAGTCTACGGCTCGATAACGTCCATCAACACTCGTAACAGGACCATTGAATGACATATCAACGATATCGATATCCAAGGTCATAACACTAATAGTGGTGTATAAGGTTTCTACCGATCCTATAGGTGGGTTATCAAATACTATATTTTCCAACTGCTCTGTTAACACATTTTCCAACTGTTCGGTTAAAATAGTTCCATCGAAATTATATACGAAATAATCAGTCGATATATATTTACCAATTTGATAAATATCATCAATAAAATTGGATGATATTGTTTGCATTGTTAAATCTATATCATTAACAAATTCAAAAAACGTTGCTGATATTGTAACTCCGCCACTAGTCCATGATGTTATTTTACCACTTTGATCAACATTTATAATATTGGAATCATCCGTTGACCAAACGATATTAGGAATATCGTTACCAAAATAATCCACAACTTTTAAATTATAATATTTTCCTAAATGTTGTGTATTGAATCCTTTTGAGTAATAATCAATTCCTTGATAATCAACTAATATAATAAGAAGTGGATTTATAGGATCATCGAAATCGCTATTAATTATGATTCCATCGACCCATGGATTTTGTATATCAACGGCTCCCACATACGAACTGATAAATGGCATTCTACTATCAATTGTTAATTTCCCATAACCCGCTTCGTTTTCTATAATCACATCGATATATCCAACAGTTTTGGGGGTTTGAGGTAAATTGAATGATATAATATTCTCCGACGAAATTTCAAATTCTGGAACAATAATGGCGTCGAATGATGGATATGCTAGATGTTGCTTCAATTTACGAGACGAAAATGGATCAAATGTTGTTACATTTTCAAACATGTCAATATTCGACCCACTCACATATAAATTTCTTATATCTAAAAATCGTTTTCCATATATTTTTAGATATATACTCGATGGTGGTGTATTATTACCAACATTAAAGTGGTATGGATATACTTTTCTCATATTAAAAATTTGGTCGAGCCGAAACGCTAAGATATTCGGTTGTTAATGTATCTAGATCGACCAATAACCCATTATTGAAATTTGTCGAATTGTAGTCAGAATCAATAACATATATTTTACTAACGACATCTTCCATTTTTTTAAATAGCCATCCTTTAATAATGAATGATGTATCCGCTGTGACTCTATATGATTGGTTCCCGGCTAAATCGATAGGATAATTCATGGCAATGTTACCACTCCATAAAATTTCAGATCGAATTTCGGTTGGAAATTTCGCATCAACATGAGGCATTTTCCACGAAATTACAATATACGGGTCATTGTAAGGAACAAAATTTGAAATTATCTGATCCATATCAACTTGATATTTTGTAATGATCGTCATATTAACAGATATATTAATGGGAACGGGTTGTGGGATTTTTTTATCGTATTCATATACATTGGTTTCGTTGTTATATGGGATCTCGAACCCATCATTCTTATTAAATACCCGAGAATTATCTCTAGATATACTAGCAATACTCACGGAAACTGCTGGAAGAGTTAGCCCTCCCGGTGCAGGATTATTCAAAGTGGCAAAAACTCTAGATTTTGGCGCGTAAACATATATCACCTTCACGGCACTTAATGAAGGAATTACACTCTTTTGATTATCATATCTCTTGATCGTGATATCATTAAATGCTCCAATAAACTGCTCTAATAGAGTTTGGACTTCCCATGCATATGTGTAGTTCTTCATATTATGAGAACTACTTATTTAAAATTACTTAAATCGTTCTAAGAAATGTTTAGGTAGGTGTGAATTCTCTCTCTGGATCGCACTAACGAGGGTTCCGTCTAGTATGTATGTGATTGAATAATCATCAATTGATCGAGTGCATCGCCCACTCATCTGAATTACGTTATCCAACATCTTCATAGCATATCGTTTTGGAAATTCTTTGAAGAGTCTCTTGATTCGATTACTACCCAAAGGTAGATAAGGAGCCTTACAGATGATCTGGAATCGGCCTAGATCGTCGTCTAGACTTACTCCGGTATCCATAGATGGGCTAACCATGATAGTGGGTTCTGTTGAGTTTTTATGAATCTCTAAAAGATCTTCGTTAGTTACCCCCGGTTCCCTGAATAAATATCGGGGATCGTCACCAATTTGTCGTCTGACTTCTTGAAGAATTCTATTAGAATGGCAGTGAATCACGCCCTTTTCGTTTGCATGAGTCTCGCATACGCTAATCGCGGATTCAATAATTTTTGGCAGAAATTGTTCCATGGTTTTAAAACTTAAATTGTATTTTTTACTACACAAGATCGGAGATTTTTTGGGATCAAAACTTGATGAGATTTCAAAAAATTCGAAATCGTCTCGGTCGATTCCCAAGGATTTAGCATATTCAACGGGGTTTGAAATTGTAGCAGACATCATCAAAACTTTATCGGCTCCATCAAAAAGGATTTGAGTTAATGGTCTGATGTCGTAAGGTGTAAACGTTGCGCCTTCATCATCTAAGGATTCTACCATATATTGGCATGATGTCCAATATGTGAACGCCTGATCAAGTTCTTTGATCATATTATTCAATCGACTGATTTTTTTAACCAGTTTAGGATTGATGTTTTTGTAGTTATTATTTGAACTGTTGGTCGATGCTTCGGCTACGGCATCATCATAAAAAATTTCGAGTTGTGTTCTGATATCCACCAACCAGTTCTTAGCAACATTCAAATTTTCGCTTTTTAGTGGTTTGACGATTACCTTTTCAAACTCTAGAATTTTGTAATTGATTTTTACGGAATATTTGCCCACAAGTTCTTCTTCTAATTCAGAAGCTTCGTCTAAAATAAGATATTGCCTCTTTCTAAGAAACTCGGGTAAATTGAAAAATACATTGTAATTTAAAAATGGTCCTTTAGATGCAAGACCTTGATTTCTATTTCTATAATAGGGACAACAATTTTCATCAAAACATGTTTGTTTTTGTTTAGTTGATAGGGAACATGGTGCAAAATCAGTAGTAAAGTCGTTATCGACGAAACATTGATAATTACTCTTTCCTTTGATCGTAAAGTCATCAGAAAATAGATTGTGATATTGGTCTTGTAATGATTTGGTAATCGTCAAAATAAATGCACCATATGACTCGGCATTTAAGAAATCGTCCTCAACCGCAAATCCGCCATCCCTCCGTCTTTTGTAAATTTGATAATTTAGAATCAGACTTTCGAGATATGGATCAATATCTCTCGAACTATTTGCAATAGTTTTAGAGATGTGTGATTTTCCCGAACCAGTCGGAAGAACACCTATTGCGAATTTTTTACCTGATGTCCAGATGCTCTCAATTTTATCTAGAGCGTCGAGTTGTTGTTTTCGTGGAGTGTATTCTTTTGGAAAGAAATCTTTTAATGACATCTTTAATTGATATCACACTTTTTACTTTTGAGCAAGTATATTTGTATACCTATTATCAACTATTTTTCGAATACATGTACATCCATAGTATGCAAAATTATCAGAATCTCGTCCAGAATATCCACGACCGTAGCATTTTTTACAGTTGTTGGGCGGTTGTTTAAGTAGGGCAATCTGTCCTATATCTAGAATTTTTATATCTTTTTCAGGAACTTGGTAAATAGTTCCGGAGAACACGCTATATATAAATTTGTTAGGCATAGTTATCGATCAAATATTAGAATGATGAGAAAACCTACTAGAAAAATTGCTGCCGTTGCTGCTAAAATTGCCAATCCTATGGCGAACCCAACCCATAAAGGTGCCAGAACCCATAACCAAGACCATGTGATGAATCCGGTTAATTTTAAAACTATGAATGCGATTGTGAGAAGACCGAAAAAACTAGTTCCTCCTGATATTTTAATTGTGCCTTTATTTTCCATAATATTTTAGTTTTTTGATATAACCAGTATATTATCAAAAAATTTGTTTTTTACAAGATTTTTTTTAGGTGTGTATAGAGATATATAAGGCTCGGCATCTTGAAAATGTTTTTGAAGCGTCGAAATTCGATAATCGAAATATATCAGATTATCGCTCGGATGCTCTTCGATTTGAAATGGTATAGGAATTTCAATTTTATCTTTATCTTTCTTATCCGTATTTATAACAAAAACCAAGTAGAAATTCTTTTGGTAGAAAAGAATCATCTTTCCGCTTTTTAATGATTTGTTTTTGATTTCGAATGTCAGATTTTGTTGCAAAAGATTTTTGCAACATTTTTCTAAAGGTGTGCCGTTAATTAACATAATTATGGTCTATCTATAAATGCTGATTTCTGTGCTGGTGTCCATTTTAAAACCGTTCCATTAAAATATTCCCAGAAATCGTGCTGTGCTTTTTTGTTTTCCAGAACATTGTTGAGATTTTTCTGGGATCTGGTTGGAATTGTCCTAGCAATTCGGATACTTTCTAATGGGACTGATCTCCAATCCTGCATGATAATATCCCATACAACCAATAGGTTTTTAGATGCTGCATTATATGCTGGTGCATTTCGAGGTTTTCGGAATCTTAGAATTTTTTTACCTAATTCTGAATTTAAAAGCAATGGATCGAGAGTCATAAGCATTCTTCTGACTGTAGGTCGTCTATTTTTATCTCTCCGGACAAAAACTATTTCTAATACGTTTTTAAACGCAGAAGATTTTAAACCATCTCTCGAAATTCCGGCCATTATTCTGTTGGTTTTACAACTCCAAAAATTCGACTTTCGCTTAGGAAAATTACGTTAGAAATTCCGTTGATGTTCGCGGCTTTAATTCCTTTATCGTTTGGGAACATAACATGATCTCCTTGTTTGACGACTTTGCAATCGGTTCCAGCCAAAATAACCTTGCCAATTCTCCATGCAAAATTTACAGCATCAATTGGCACATATAGGGAGCCTCTTTTAACTTCTCTACCGTCTGCTGATACGTCTGCGTATTGCACAAATAGGGTGTCATAAAGGACAGTGGTTAATTCCCAACCGTCTAAGTTGATATCAGAATTTTTATAACTTTCGAGTTCAACCAATCCACGGTTAAGGTTTTCAATATTGTGAGGACGTTCTATCATAGAAAACTATTTACCAATAGCCTCTAATTCTGCAAGTGTTTTATTATATGAAATATATTCTCTCATAGATATATCCATATTTCTACAAATGATCGCTGGGTCAAAGTAATTGATATCGTCTTTATCTACCTTTATAGCCTTTGCTTCGGATTTTTTAATATATGATGCGTTTTTATTAGTTGTGGGTAAAACGGTCCGGTAAAATCTAGATGATTTTATAAAATCTGAACCCCCTTCTACATTGTTCCATCTGTTATGAGTCAAATTAACGATCATGGCATTAGTGGGTGTCGTCATAGATATCCATCTATTCAAAATAAATGGAGGAACGGTGTCTGTATCAACAATAGGATCAGATCCCCATTTTTTTAAAATGAAATCTAAAAATTTAAATAAGTTATCCATCCCATGAAGACATCAATTTTAGTCTATTATCCAATTCACCATCGATCTTATCGATCCATTTTTTTTTGGCCTTTGCATTCGCATCGATCCATCCATCGCGAAGGATTAAAATAGTTTTATCGGTCTCGGCGATTAATTTTGAATGTTTCGTCTTTGGTTTTTTATTTTTTGGTGTTGTCGATTTCATTTATATTTTTCCTTAAATTTTACCGAAGATTCTTTCCATCTTTCAGACTGCATAGAATCACCTAGACCGAAATGTATCACAGATAATTGAAAAACACCAGTCTTAATTTTTAATTTATTGGCTTCTAGTGAGAAATCGATATCTAGATGGTGAAAGTCAAATCGTTCATCGAATTTAAGACCTTTTTCTAGGGCAATGTCTACATTCACGCCAATAAATAGACTATCGATCACAAGTGCCCTAGAATCCGTTGGTCCGAAACAAGTTGTCCAAACCTTATCATCTTTTGTATGAGAAACTTCACCCACCATATCTTTGCGCTCGGTCATGGTGTGCCATGCAGTAACATCGGATTCTAAATTACAGGTTTTAGACCCTGCTAGTCCGATGATGTCATATTTATCAAAGGCCAAGGCGATTTTTTCAGCAAAAAAAAGATCGCTTATCAACAGATCGTCGTGGACAAATAAAATATATTTTCCTTTATACTTATCTGTTAAGAATTTATTGTAACATTTTGAAAGTCCTTCCTTATTGTTTTCGATGATTTCGGTTTTTTTATCCCATCCAGTTTTTTCTAAGAATGTTCCGATTGGTCGATTAATCAACAAATCAGTTCCCGATCCTCGGGTAGCAGTTACTATAATAAAATTATCAATTACATCTTTAAGGGTTGTCATGTTTGTTATGTTAAAGCAATAAATGAAAATGTCAAGTCGATAATTTCGATATATGTCACCATAAAGAATAAGTAATTTCATATATGTCGGTAAAATTAAAAAACACGAAAAAATCTATGAAATCTCTTATTCCAAAACCATCTAAAAAGGTAAATTCCGAAGTAAATCGCGTTTTAAATTCAAATATGCGAACAATTGAGTTAAATGAGAGCGATATTCCGTTTATCAAGAGCTTTGTTTCGGCACTTCTTAGAGAACAAGGTCGTGATGCCGTTGAACCTATCGATGGTTCTGGGTCAGAAGACTCTACGGGATCATCTCCCGACGATTTCACACCAGAAAGAAATCAATCCGATTTTGAAAATTCTCTAAATCCGGAAACTGAAAATGATAATTTTGAAGTTCGGGGCGTTGACCCTAGCGTAACTCAACAAAGTGTTCAACAAATCAAAGTTTGGGCTGATAAGTTAGACGAATTTGCAAATTTTCTGAATGATCCTGATAAATCTACATCACTTCATCGAATTTTGGCGGATTCTGATCGAGCAGGTAGCGTCCTTCGAGGTATCACCAGAAAAGCCACCGATTCTATTACCCGTATTGCGGGTGAAGTTGAAAAATTGAAAGAAGTTTTGAATACATTCATAATTACGGCACCAAAAAAACAGAGAGATGCGGCTCAAACCACCGGACCTATTCAGTAAAGATTTTGAATAATGGTTTCTGGGTCAATATGATCTATTTGGTCTTGAATACACCAATCATTCAGATCTTTATGATGATTTGACCATTTAAAAATTTTTTCTCCATCGTTTAGCAACTTTATAGTTTTGTTTTTAGTTTCGTCATCTTTAGTGACCGAAATATTATCCAAAACCCATATTTTTTGATGAAATGGAAATTCTGCCAGTTGAATTTCTTGTTTTTTCGAAAGAGTCAATCCAGCTAACCCAACCCCATTTTTAACAAAGCAGGAATCTATAGCACCCTCGAATAAAAAGATATATTCGAATTTTGGATCTACTTTTTCAATTCCAAATATAGTTTTATCCGATCCATACTTTCCTAGATATCTGGGATTTGATCCATCCAGTGATCGAGTCTGATAAAATGATATATGCCCCGCATTATCCCAGAAAGGTATCACCAGACGGTTTTTATGGGTATAATCGGTGAGGCTCATGTAAAACTTCTTTGGAGCATTTATCGCGGTATTTAAACGCCTCTTTTCAATATAGGAAAGAGCCTTACGAACCCATTTATTTTTTTTATAGTAAGATATCTGTGTTTCATCTGAAATATTAACAGAATCACTTGGAAGCGATGGTAAATTTACCTTTTTAAGTGGTTTATTGAGTAGAATGTCTATAGAAATGTCTTCTTGACCACCTTCGGATAACATTTCGGTGTAGGAAAGACCGGAAACTTCATGAACCCATTTCTTAGCCGTCCATGATTCTGAACAATTGAAGCAAAAAAATGATTTAGTCTTGGGGTAATAGAATAATCTCTTTTTTTTACCCCAACTTTTTCCTTCTCTACAAATAGGACATCCGCAATTATAATTGCCATCAAACCGATTTCTTTCGGGGCTACCTGCATAGGTAAATATAGCATTTAAAACATATTCTTCGGATAATTCCATACCGTATTATGGCACGGAATTATATTATGTCAAATTATCCTTTTTCCTTTGGATAAATTCTCCCACCACCATGAAGATTGTGGGTTAGTGTAGTGGAAACATCGTCTCCAAATGATTTTTTAAAAATAGAGAGGGAATCCCAAATTGTTCGGGTTGAAATATAATCTATATAATTATATTTCTAACTCTCTATATCTTTAATCACTTATTAGTAAGATTCGTTATCCGATAAAAACTGTTCATCACCGAACGGATCGTTTTTATCGATTCCTAATTCTGCGGCAATGTCGTCGGAAATACCAGATTCAGGGTCTTCATCTTCACCTGTTTCATCTCGGAATGCTTCCATATCATCACCAGAACTTTCTAGATCACTCTCTTCGGGGTCCAAAGAATCTAAAGATGGGTCTTGTAATACGGTTAATATATTATCTTCGTTGGATATTTGATTATCTGATACCATTTTTTGGATAATATCTTTAACTTCGTTGGCATCATGGCCGTAACGTTCAATATACTGAACAACTTCTTCAACCGACGCAGAACCACTTTCGGATTGATGGATAAAATCGTAAATGTGTTGTTGAACACTTTCAACACGTTTATCAGCAGGGATTTCCCCAACATATTCGGAAAAATACTGACGATCTGGATCTTTAACAAAATTAAAAAATCTTTCGGCGAAACGAATTTTCTCTATAGAGCTTAGGGCTTGTCCCGAATATGCATTGACTATAGCTTCTTCCCATTCTGGTAAAGTCTTAGATTCTCCAGACATTTCTTCGTTAGAAAAATACTCATTGTCGTTATACTGCTTCAATCCTCTCAGAGCGAATGTATAAATCTTTTTAAAGGGGTTACTATCAGGTAAAGTGTTGACATCATTTTCAAGTTTATCAAAATCAATAACCATCTTGTTGTACGTTTTTGGTTTTCTACCCTCGGTAATATCTAAAATATTTTCAACGAAAATATCAAATTTAGTCTTGTTCATATATAAATTACTTATGCTTTTTAAGGGACAATAATGCTTTTTTCAGGAGGCATGGTGATGTCAGACATCAAACTGTCTTCGTCGCCATAATGAGTTCCATCTTTGGTAATGTAAAGAGATGTTAACGCAATTCTCTGTTCGGGGTTACCAAAAATCTCTATCATTGCAGGACATTCCCCAGTTGGGAATACTCTCCCATCACCTGAATGATATGATGTTTGAAACGCTTTAAACAATTGATCGATTTCTTCCCGATATTTCGGATCGGTGCTCCTAAGACCATCAGATTCGATGGCAATTTCGGAAAATTTGGTAATAGGAAAGAAAAATAGAAGATCATACAATTTCAAGCATTCTTGGACGATATCTCTAGTAGTATCCAAAAACTTTTTCGATACTTTATCATTGATGTGCAACCAAGATGTATATGCTAGATTATCTAGAACACATCGGTCAAAAATTACCATGTCGTCTTTAGAATGAGCGGTGCATTGGTCGATCAAGGCATCGAGAATAATTTTTTGAGACTCTTCGCTACCATTTTCATTAATTATCAAATTTTTTTCTTCGATTACATCCCTGTAGGATTTTTCTGGCGTTGTATACATCGGCCATTTTTTCAAGAAATCTCGGATATATGTAGTTTTTCCTAAATTAGACGAACCTGTTACACAAATTTTCATATCAACAATATATACACCACTATTTTATTTTTTCAACTATTTCTGGAAAAAATTCTAGAAGTTCGTCGGTGTGGTTGTCGTCCATGATATCAATCGAGTTGATATTTGTGACAACTTTTACGTTTTCGGTTAAAATGTCGGGTCGTGTTGTTCTCAATCGAATAGCAAGATCTTTTGTAATCATGACATCTTCTTCATACCATTTTGAAGAAACATCCAAAGAACAAGAAAACAATAAAGATTCGAGAATAGTTCTATATTCTTCATTTGTTAATTCAATTGATATAATTTCTTTACTCATTATGAATTTATAATAAAGTAATTTTTCTAAAAGTCAAATATTAAATGATTTGTTCTGGTAGTTTTTCATTAGTAATACTTTTTAAAACATCTAACATAGTTTTATAATTTTCAGAATTAGCTCTAGCAGTTGGTGATGTATAACTTCTTAAAAATTCTTGTTTAGTATTTTCAGGTAGATTCATAAAATCAATAAAGGTATTAAGAAGATTGATAGTAACTGTCTCAGATTCTTTAGGATCTGGTAATTGACTACCGTTATCCTCTGGGAGATCAACAGGTGCAAAATCGTCTCCAAAATCTTGTTCTTCGTCTTCCATCGGATTTGGAACATTTTTAGGCTTTACTACATTTTCGGGTGAATTTAATTCATCCTCTTCTTCGGGAAAATCTTTAGGTGGAAATTCTTCTTCGAATAATCGAATATATGATTGTTTAAAAAGGTCGTTAAATTTAGATGACATGAAATTACTTAGTCGAGTTCTTTCATATAATGCAAAATGTAAGAATCTCCTATAACTCCTTTATTTCGATAATATGAAGGCATACTATCTATATCCATTTGTCTCACTTGTTGAGTTGCTGCTGTTGCCTTAACTTCTAAATCGGATCGTTCTAGTCCTTGAACATTGCCACTTTCCATATCTGTTAGAGTGATGTCATATCGATTACCGAAATAAGTTGATATGGTATATTGATGTTGATCGAGAATTTCGGGGTTACTTTCATATTCATATATTTTACCCTCTTCGTCAAGTGCATTACTAATTCCTCGGGCAATAGTCTTTAAAGTATCTCGGGTTAATTCTTTTGTTTCTATCGAATCTCCAGCAACTCTAGACCATCCCCAATTCTTAATAGCATATTCCCGAGAATCGTTAGTGCATCCATATCCGTGCATAACTAAATCGTTTGCATTTTCAACACCTTGTTTTTTAAGATAATCAATCATGGCATCGGCTGGATCATGTTTCATAAGTTTTAGTGCTTCGTATTGATCTTCATCATCTTCGTAGTCACCGTTATCTACTATATATTGTAGAATAGCATCTTCATTTTGTTCTAGGTTAGGATCATCTTCATATCCCATATCAAAGTAGGATAGAACTTCTGATGCACATTTTTGGACGACATATGCTTCATGGTTCATGTCACTAACATTAGCATCGGCATACATGGTAGTTCCATTATCATCGAACCAATATTCACCAGATAATCCAACGGTTTCAAAATCTTCTTCTGGTTCTTCGTAATCAGGAGAAGATTTTTCTTCTTCTTCCATTCTTTGGTTTTCTAAATTGTCTTCATAATTTTTTAAAATATCTTCCGAGGTTTTTAGGACTCTAGATAACATGTCAGAATCATATGTTTCTGGACTTCGCATAATGCTACCATCGGGCATTTCTCGATCAATCTTATATTGATTATCACCAACTTTAATCGTTTTTACAATTCTTGTTGGCTTGTTATAGGATTCTAAAATATTTTGATAAAGGATTTCGAACTTACCGTAGGTCATATGAACTAATTATTTAATATGAGAACAATAATGATTATTTTAGCATGTCTTTTTATGACGACATCTTGCACAGTGTATACTGAGAAACGAAGCGAGGCACTTTCCCAAGCCGTTACTGCTACTGCTGATTCTATAGACGCTGCCAGATTTGATCTTGCTGATCATTATTCTAAAGAAGCTGAAAAATTAGCATTTCCACCTAAGAAACGTGTAAAGATTTCATCAATTGTTACCAAGAATGAATCACCAGAACATTATTTGAAGGTGAACGTTGAAAAGGATAAAGATTATGTATACCCACCTTTACAAAGGTTTGGGTCTATCCAAACACCCAAATCTTATCCAGTAAATCCTATGTTAGATTCTAATAACAATGATGTTTTACGTTTGGTCATACCAGAAAAATTCAAAGATGCTAAATTATTGATCGAAGGTTCCGAAGAATGGTCAGAATTATTGAAAACCCGAGAGTTTTCAAAACAATTAGAACGAGATAATAAAAATCTACTATCCTTACAAAATCGCGTCACCAACGAATTGACCAAACAAAGTCAAATGAATTCTAAAATGGTCAAAGATCTGAACATCATGCAAAAGAAGTTGGTTCAAAAAGATCTGGCTATTTTGCAACGTAATATAGTTATTGTTGCACTGATCGTTGTGATCTTGGGGGCAACATATTTGCGTATAAAAGGCATCCTCTAAAATGTCTCCATATGGATACATATCTAGTAATGAAAAAATTGGACCGTTCGGTTCTACCATCGAAAAAGATCCAACTATAGATAATTTAGAAAAAAAATTATTGGAAACCTTTCATTCGATATTACCAAAAGAACCCGATGTTCCTAAAACATCTCCTACAGGGGTTGTAGAATTCTCGTTCGAAAATGTTCTAAGAGAAATGTTGGCGAATAAGAATACTAAGTAATCTTATGTCAAATATAGAATCGAAATTTTTAACAATTGTCCGAAATATCAAGGATTGGCTTCTAAAGAACCCAAAATTCAGTATTTTTATCACTGGATTTGTAATCGGTTTGATTTTTGGACTAATTATCTAATATTATGAACTTTAAAAAACTTATAAACGAAGGTTTGGATAGTATGATGACTGATATCAAAAATCTTCAACCATCTGGTCAAAATCCACAACAAAATCCACAACAAAATCCGGAAATCGGTAATAATCCGGCACCGACATCACAACAGTCTGATATCAAAGTAGCTCGTTATAAAAATTCAAGAAATTTTGGTGTATGGAAAGGTGAAGAACTTATTGTTGTGGCAGTTTATCAAAAAGGTGCAAATCGAGTAGCCGAGATTCTACAGAAGATGAATTACTAAAATTATGTGGAAATCGATAATGAATATTATCGCTGGTGGTGCAACAATGCTTCAAAGTGGTAAATCACCGCCAACTGCTGGATCTAATGAGGATCTGGAATCTTTAAATTTTTTAACAAGTAAGAAATTTTTCGTTATTTTCTCGTCTATTGCTATATTGGTAGTTTTCTTTTTTGTTGGTGTTGGGATTTTATTCATAACATCTTTATATCCATTGATAATAGTTCCATATGTTACAATTTTTTCTAAAATTGTTGAAATATTGGCGGTTATTATCGCGGTTTATATTGGTGCTCAAACAACTCTGGATTTTAAATATGGTTCGACATCGGCAGTGAACCTTTCGGGGGAAAATTCTAATCTGGTTCAAAATTTGAACCAATCTATTGCACAAATAGATGAAGGTAGAAGTAAACCCGATTATGAGGAAGAATAATGAATTTATTAAGCAAAAAAGGGCTAGATCTAGTTTTAGATTTTGAGGCGGGTGGTTCTAATGGAGAATACTATCGAAAATTCCTCAATAATCCAACGGTTCCAGCATGGCGAACCACTTCCAGTGGTGTAACCATTGGTATCGGATGGGATTGTGGATATAACACATCAAGATCTCTTAAAAAAGAATGGGGTGAGTTCTTAGATGGATCAACTATTAAAAAATTGAATGGTGCTATTGGGTTACATGGAGAAACCGCTCATAATTACCTTGGTAATTTGATAGATGTTACAATTTCGTGGGATATTGCCAACGATCAGTTCGATAAATACACCGTCGAGAGATATTATAATCTAGCGTCTAAAACATTCCCTGGTTTTGAATTTGCGCCCCAATGTGTTCGCGATGCTATAGTGTCTATTGTGTTCAATAGAGGAACCAAGTTGACCGGAAATTCTAGAAAAGAGATGATGGAAATTCGAAACTTATTTATATCTAAAAAATGGTCTAAAATTCCTGCACAGATCCGATCTATGAAAAGATTATGGCCTCATGTGAAAGGATTGCTTCGTCGTAGAGATGCAGAAGCGAAATTTATCGAAGATGGTCTTTAAAATCTTACAACTAGTGTCATTTTTACCATTCGACAAAATAAAATAGTCGAAAGATCGGTCCAGAGAACGGCGGACAACGCCTCACCTAACCTCCGCCGCCTCTGACCTTTGCGTTCTCCTTAAATCCGAGATGGCGAATCATTGGTTCCCATTTCGTCCCTGTCCCGACTTGGTAAGTAATCCCATCGTCCCCAAGTCCGAGTAGAATCCCTTGCCATGTGGAGTCATTCGGAGCGATCAGGATTTGGATAATCTTAGGAGAACAAGACGATGAACTCGAATCATTCCCGCTGGCACTTTGGGTTTCGGGGCTGGGCTTCGGGGCTGGGCTTCGATTTAGATTTGATTTTATTCATGATTTTTGGGTGTTGATTGGGATGGATTGGTGATAGTGGTGTTCTGCATCCTCGTTTGCGCTTCAATGTTCGTAAGAAAGACTCTATTTTTTTCACCGACTGGTTTTCCGTGCATTACGCAGCGAGAGTTTTGACACCAGTCTCCGTCATAAATAGCCCAATAACATATCGAGCATCGTGCACTTCGGTATAATTTGCATTTTTCAGTTTTCATGATTTCGATTTGGTTGGGGCAGAATTGGTCATCTTGTCGATAGATTGCAGAGGCACGGTGATTCCGATCCCTCGGCGATTCTTTGCCTTCTCCAGAACAAGAAAATAGCTGTGCCACACCCTAGCGTGTTTCTGCGTCCCTTTCTGCGGACTCGGCATACGGTGCTTTGCCGTCAAAATGAACATATCAGCCAGCCGGAACCCTTCGATTTCCGCCATCATTATCACCTTGTAATGAGTGCAATGCATTTTGTGATTATGTATGATGTCCTGACATTTGAAGATCATCTTGCCCCCCGGTTTAAGCACTCGATACGCCTCACTAATTGAGTCTCGATAGTGATCTTCCAGATCATCGTATCGGTAGTATCCGCCAAATCGGGCAGTCATTGCCACTCGACCGCCTTGATGATTTCGACCGTTTTTAACATACGTCAGGAATGGCGGATCGAAAACCACGTTGGAAAGCGAAGCCGCATCAACAGGTAGCATCCGAGAATCGGCCTGTTGCGCCTCTGGCTTCTGCGGTGTCAGGTCGAAGCACAGTCGTGGCCGGGGAAGTGTTTTCCAAAACGCCCCGTTGCCGTACGTCATATCGCACTCAAATCCCTCAGGGCAGTGCAGTTTTTGGATGTTCGACAGGATTTGATCCTGTGAATCTGAAACAGATCGGACGATTTCCGGCTTCTGTAGTCCCTCTTGTTGTTGATTGTGTAGGTCGTATGCTTCTATCGATGCGTTCATAAAGTAGTTTTTTTATTTTTTAGTCAACCTTTTCATAATTTTCTCTAGATCTTCGCCTTTTGGGGAAAAAATATTCATTTCGTCGTATTTGGATACATCATATAATTCTTTATTCTTTATCATAGGCATGGTTTTACCATTACACAAGTATTTTTTACAAAATCTTTGGATTTTTTTTCCAAAAACATCAGAATCCTCCATATATGTTGATAAGTTACCAAATGAATTGTCCATATTGAAATAAAATAACCTCATGTTGCTATCTTTTGCAAATGATTCACACCCTATGCGATAGTCTGTAATGGTTTTAGCCAGAAAATCATTTATGCATCGCGTATTTCCAACTATTTTCCCATTTTTCATCATGTTCCATTCATAAAGGAAGTCAAGTGACTGCAATGCAAGGGTATATGATAACGATTCTACCGAAAATAGTAACAATCTTTCGGAAAGTACACAGTAAAAATGACTTTTAAGATTTTCCATTGCTATTAATTATAGCAGATGTTAAAATATTTTCAACCAATTCCACCGGATAGCTTAAATTGGCATGTAAAATCGTTTTTCGAATGTCCGATAGTTGTTCGGTTAATCTTTTTCTCAATTGATCGACTTCTTCTTGGGCGTTTGGTTCAAGATTCTCCATAATAGGGGTTTCTTGTAGCTTGAAGGCATCTAAAAACGGTTCTGATAGTTTTTGAAGGGTTCCTGCCATTCTCTTATATAGGCGATCAAGTGGTGACCTATATTTTTTATCGGGTTTTTGTTCTAACATCTCGAAAAGATGTGACATGACCGCAGATTTTTTCAAATGTTCTTGTGTTATGATCATTGCATTGCTTCCTCTGATGTGCATTTTGCCGTATGGGTTGTAACAACATCCCATTCCGATGTTTTTGGACCCACAATACATGCATTTGGAAATTTCGTCGATATGGGCATGAGTATTCGTAGGGCTAAAGATGCACGGCTTTCCATAATTGCTAGATCCACAGTATACACATTTCATAATTCTATTAAATCTGTTTTTATATCATCATATGTTTTCATTTTCAACAAATTATCTTTGTTTGCAATTAAAAACGGTTCGGCGAGTTCTATATAATACTTACCTTGATAAATCATAGTGTTATTAGATATTTTGAGATTATATCCAATCGGGTGACAAACGTAGGTGTTCTTGCGGGTGATTTTGAAGAATAATAACCAATTTGGTTTGTTAGTATGGTCCGATTGTTTGATCCATTCATCGATGATGGCACCTTTGCCTGTGAATAATGAATGAAATGCGAATTCTTTGTAGTTTTTACATTCAATTGAGATATGAGATAGTTCTTCTGGAACGATTATATCACCATCATGTAATAATTTCTGAGCATCCGTCATTTTATCATATCTAAAGGCATTTTTTCCTCCGGTGAAAGATCCGGAGTTGGGGACACGTTGAAAATTGAGTTCAAATACTCTCGATAATATATCTACTAGCTCTCGTTCGAACGCATTTCCTTTAGCTTTTGATTTATTTGGCATTTTTTTTCTTCTTCGTCCGTTTCTTCTTATTCTTAATTACTCCGGTAGCAAACACTGTCAATTCAGGCATGGTTCTACGCATAACTCCTTTGCCTAGTGCTTTAGGTAATCGAGAGTCCCCGGTGGCATAGTTATCACCCGAAAAATGAGTCTCAGTAGAGGAAACATCACCAAAAACGCTTGCTGCGCCTCCTGCGGTGTTAGATTCGACTATCTTATTGACTAATTTGTTAAATTTGCTTTCTTTCATGGTTGAATACTCCTGTATCTTGCTATTTACTTCTTCGGGAGTGACTTTAAATTGGTTTTGGATGATCCAATCACGAACCTTGTCCTTAATTTGGCCAATGATCGGACCCTTTATATCAGGTAATTGATCCATTATCATTTGTCCATTGATCAATCCAGACATTTTCTTTTCAAATTCTTCTTTGGCACCAAACATCTTATGAACATCTTCGGCTCTTTGCATTTTTGTCTCATGTTCCTCGGTTAAATGTTGCACGGTTTTTTTGAAAAATCTGTTGAAATCATACTTCATAAAGTTACTTATCCAAAAATTCTGCCATGAATATTTGTAATTTATATATATTTATAATATTCTACCACCTCCACCCCGTCCGCCTCCCATTCAAAATATCATAAATTTAGAATTTGTCAAGTAGTATTTTGAATATTTATTAATTATAAAGACCGCCTCCCCTCCCTACCGCCTTTAGGATATATAGAAATATTAATAAGTCAATATAATTCAGTAAAAAAGTTTGCATTTTATTTATAATATGTTAGTATATAGGAATATATGGAATTGTTCAATACCTATTTAAAGGAAATTAATATCGATACGCAGTTGGATCAATTAAATATCATAGATAAGCAATTGAAACAACCAGCGGTTAGACATAAGTGGGTTTCTCGTTTAATGTTGGCTAAAAAATCTTTAAATACCTTAAAGAAAAAGAAAAGGGATATTAGAAAAAGTGTTATGGAGGCTTTATATGCTCAGATACCAAAAGGAATTCCTAAAGCATCGTTAGATCTAAAAATAGAATCATCTGAAAAAATTCAGGCTATAAATGAAGAAATCGAAAATGCTGAATTGTTGGTAGAATATTTAGACCGAGTTGAAAAGATTTTTTCTAGTATGACATTTGATTTCAGCAATCTGGCTAAATTGATAAAAATGGAAGAATCTTAAACGTGATTACAATCGAATTTAGTGGTAAGAAAAAAAATCTGTTACAGATGGTTGGTGATGTTGATACGATTTCAATCGTTCGATCTGCTTTTTCCGTTGCAAATCCTGCATTCATATCGAAAAAACCTTACATATCAGCCAGACTTTATGTAATCACCCCAACAGGTAAATTCGACTCTGGATTGCTTGATAATGTAACATCGGTTTTAGATGCTCATAGTTTTTCATATAAAGTTGATATGCTCGTTAAAGATTATTTCGCTTTAAAGTTCGGTGATGATAAATTAATCGAACTATCGATACCTTACCGAGATTTTCAATCAGAAGCCATTAGAACGGCTATTGCGCATCGTAGTGGGGTCATTCTGGTTGGGACTGGTGGAGGAAAAACTCTCTTAGCGGGTGGATTGATCACAAATATTCGTAAACATATTGGGAAACCAGATGCAAAGGTCATGGTGACGGTTCCAACTCTTCAATTGGTTGAACAAACTTCGAAAGATTTTGAGGAATATGGTCTTACCGATATCACAAAATGGTCCGGGAAGAATAAATTAGATCGTGATGCCAATATTATTATTGCCGGAACGCAATATCTCGTAGGAAAGAACACAGATCTTTCGATCATGGCTGATATTGATATTTTTATCATAGATGAAACCCATGTTTTGCGGAGACAAAATCAATTAAATAAAATATTTAAATTTCTTGATACACCTTACAAATTTGGACTCACCGGAACGATGCCATCGGAAAAAATAGATCAATGGAATATCATAGGTAAGATAGGTTCCGTTTTATTTGAGAAAAAAACCGACGAACTTAAAAATGATGATTATGTATCAAATTTTCATATTTACATTTTAAATATAAACCATGGTCGCAAAGTTTTCACATCCGATCCAGATGCTCCTGCATCTAAATATCTTAAAGAATTGGATTTTTTGATCAATGATACTCGACGTAATGACGTTATCACCAACCTTTCTTTAAAATTGTCCACAAATACTGTGATCATGGTTGACCGCATTATAAATGGTGACAATATTTTAAAAAAATTGCAAGGAAAAACTGATCGACCCGTTTATTTCATCCAAGGGTCTACCGAATTGGAAGATCGAGAAACTATTCGTAAATTGATGGAAGAACGTTCTGATGTGATCGTAATTGCATCAACTAAAATATTTTCTACCGGAATTAATATTCCAAACTTGCACAACATTATTTTCGCATCAGCCGGAAAAGCAAAAATAAAAATTATTCAGAGTATTGGGAGAGCACTTAGATTGCACCCAACAAAGGAATTGGCTCGAATTTTTGATATTTCTGATAATACCCATTATGCGAATATCCATCGAGAAGAACGTAAGAAACTTTATATGAAGGAATTGTATCCTTACACAGAAAAAAATTTATAAATTATGACAACAATAAAAAAAAGACCCCGAAAAATTAAACAATCTGATCTGACTTTTGATGATGAAGCTCTGCATGAAATGGAGATAGATCTTATGATGCACGAAGTTGAAGATAAAGATTTTCATCATTTAAAGGAAGAAGAAGAGGAAGAAGAAGATGATGGTGAAGAACCCTTAGATGAGGATGAAGAAGAAGATATCGGTGAAAAAGAAATGGATATCATACGAGATCCAACCAAGACTGGAAAGTTGAAATATTATATCCAACCTAAAGAATTTGATGACGAAATTATGAAGTATTACGAAAGCGGTCACATATCTGATGAACTTGCTATCATGATCGATAAGATTGCGAACAAACTCTCGTTTAGTCCTAACTTTATCAACTATTCGTTTAAATCCGACATGATCGGTGATGCAGTGGTGAAGATGATGAAAGCATTGATCGGTAAAAAATATCAACATGTTAAAGGTCGTAATCCTTTTTCATATTATACAAGAATCGCCTTCAATTCTTTCATCTGCCGAATCAAAAAAGAAAAACACACCCAAGAAACCCATGATCGTTACAAAGAAGAACTATTGACTTTTTCGGAAAACTATAATACAATCGTAAAGAATAAGAATCTGAGAATTACACCAGATCAATAATTATGAAAGATAAAATAGAATTAGAAATGGATTTTGAAACATTTAAACCATTCCACGTCAAGGGTATCACCGGCATCGATATTAGGGAACATTTATTAGATTTCCTAGATCGTTATGAATCACCGATTGTTAACTTCGATTGTAGCGTCAAAGCCATAGCATACCTCGAAGAATTATATTACTCGACAACCTTGGAAACATCGATAAATAAAACCAAATATCTATCCATATCCATCGCAACGTGTGAGATTAGGTGTTTTGTAGATTTTTACTTGGGTGGATACACAATCAAGTGTGGTGATATTTTATTTGCTCAATGATAAAATCATTCAGGTCGAAAAAAATTGGATTGTTTTCCGATATCCATATTGGTTATGGACAAGATAGCACTTTATGGCATGATAATATCCTCACCTTTGGAAAATGGGCATCGGATAAATTCGAGAATTTAGGAATTTCTGAAATAATGATTACCGGAGATATTTTTCATAATCGATCTGATATTTCAGTCAAGACTTTAGATATTGCAAAACAGTTCTTTGATATGTTTAAAGAATTTCAATTGATTATTTCCACCGGAAATCATGATGCATGGTATAGGGACTCGTCAGAAATACATTCTTTATCGATATTCAAAGAATGGCAAAATATTACCATTATAGACTCGGAACCCAAATTATTTGGAACCCTTGTTGATAAGGTCGTTTCGATTATTCCATGGGGAACCAAGTTGGAAGATTTTCCAACATCTGATATATGTTTTTCACATTTAGATATCAAAAGTTTCTATCAAAATAATTATCATGTATGTGAAAAAGGATTCGAATCAGCCGACCTTTTTAAAAAATCTAAGTTCATAGTTTCGGGACATTTTCATAAGAAAGATTACCGTGAATATAGTAGTGGTAAAATCATGTATGTTGGAAGTCCATTCCAGATGAACTTTGGAGAATGTGGTGATGAACGAGGGATCTACACATTTAATTTAGAAGATGAATCGTTCGACTTTATCGAGAACGAAGTGTCATCGGTTCATAAAAAGATTAAAGTATCGGATATCACCAAGAAAAAAATAGGGGCAGAAGAATTAAAAAATTCTATACCCGATAATATTATCCGATTGATCGTAGATCAAAAAATAACACCAGATATCCATAGCATCTTGGTTAGTAAGATTCAGAAATATGAACCTAAAAATTTAACCATCGAATTCGAGCTTCTAGATAGTGTAGGAGACTCTTTACCAACCGATGGTGATGTTGGGGATGTTTCGGATCTGAGTCAGTTCCTAGACGATTATGTTGAAGCAATGGATACTCCCAATAAGGAAGATCTTAAAGATTATTTAAACGATGTTTTCAATAGTTTGAAATAAATATTATTCGTCGTAGAATCCGTCATCACCACGATTCATAATAGATTCTTTGCTTAATACTGTATTATATGCCTCTTCTAATAGGTCGGTATCTTTTTCTCTCATAATATTATAAAACGTAAAAAATTGGTTCGTATACACCTCCATCGGTTCTCGTAATAGTCACATGACCATATTTACGAGTCTTTTTACCTTTGATGGTCTCG